TGTGGCTGTTGGTGTCTCTGTTGGTGTCTCTGTTGGTGTCTCTGTTGGTGTCTCTGTTGGTGTCTCTGTTGGTGTGGCTGTTGGTATGGGACCACTTGCTGGAATTATGAAAAATTCACTGAAATGATCAACAAGAGCACATATGGTACGACTGGGATAATTCGGAGCACTTGCCCCGCTTAATATTGTGGCGTCGTATGTAACCCCCAGGGAATCGCTGTGGAATACCCTTGTGCTGTTGAACAATTCCTCAGAGATTTCCTCCGACACCTCGAAACACAATGTGATTTCTCCCACGAAGGTTGCCGTCGTGTTGATCCTATAGATTCCGAGGTTGTTGTCTATTGAAAACACATTTGGCAAGACAGGGCTGGTGGAGGGAGATGAAATTATTTCAATCACGACATCCCCAGGGGAGAGGATATTATCAAACGCCAACACCACGGTGTCACTAGCCACCGTCTGACCAACCCCAGAGGAAATCGGCAGAACAACAGATAAGTTTGGTGTTGGAACAAGAGGATTCCGTTTACCCAGAAGATTACTATACACTACATCATATATAGATAGATACTCGTATTTTGCCCACAATCGCTTTAATAAACCCCTGGTTAATCCATATCTTCCAGAGCTTAGCCATTTGTTCGCCATTTACATCCTCATTACGGTGTTACAAAATCACCATCTGCCAACACATATGGCACTTCTGTAACCTTTGAGGGATTAGTATTGCTGCCACTATATGTGTAGTTTATTTTTCGAGCAAAGTCACCCGCTACTGCTCCTGCTGGATATTCTATTATTTGAGTTATTCTGTCACTGCCGTCCACAGTTATTTTTTGAAAAGTAAATAACCCAGACCTTCCCTTAAGAAGATCATAGTCTTCTTTTGCTGGAATTGTGAATCCTGCATCTTCAACCACAGATTCATCTATGGGATCTGTTGTGTCTAATTTGATTAACATCCCGAGGCTATCAGGATAGTTTAATCTATTTTCTATTGTGTGTCTTTCAAAATAGCTTGGAAGATCTGCAACACTTGCATATTTGTTAAATTTTAATAAAGATTCGGCGCCTGTATTACTAAAATAAATCTTTATGTCCTGACGCTTTAGATTATTTTTAGATACAACAACTGTATCCGCATTATTCAGCTCGGTGACAGAAGCAACAAGTAGTTCTGAAAAAACTGGGTTTGCATTCAATGTGGATGCTATTTCCGAAGCCCTTGTTTGTGAGGCAGAAGCCCCAGCTATATTTATTTGAATTGAGCTCCATATTTTAAAATCTCTGTCCCAAGAATAATTTAGAGTCAAAGTATTCAAAGAAGAAAGATTATACGGACCAGAGTTCCAAGCTATTTGTTTTGTTTGAGCGTTTTTGTTCGCTGGTATCTTATAAGTGATAGATGCTTGTCTATCGCCTAAAACTAAATAGCCTTGAAATTCTTGATCAAATAAATTTTGAAAAAACATTTTTAATCCTTATTTAACTAGCAGGTAAACTAAACCCAATACTTGAAGAGCAATGAATACAACTAAAACTTTATCTACAACTTTCGAAAGATCTAATTTTGTGTCGCTCTTTTTCACATACATCTTTTCTTCAATTTTTTGTATCATTGATTTTTTGACATCAACTTTTGACTCAACTGCCTTGGGGGCTAAAGATTTATCTTTTGAAGGCTGTTTTTTGTTTTTAGGAACCATAGGCTTTTGTTTTTGATCCAATGGTTTTGTTTCATTTTTCTTGTTAGGTTTTTTCATTTTATCTCCCTTTTAAGTATAGGTATATATAATTATATGCCCCATTTATTACTTAAGTAATTTATCAATTTTTTCTTATTTTTTTCAAAATTTGATTTGGATAATTCTTTTTGCTGCTCTCTATGCTTAATTTCTTTTTCTTTAGCCCTTTTGTATAGTGGGTTTATCTTTTCTTCCCAAACAATATTTGGAACATAAGCCTCTAATTCTCCTGAAACTTCTTCATAAACATTTTGGGATTCATATGCTACTTTAATTTTTTTATCATTTTCAAAAACAAATATTTCTAAATTAACACCCATTCCAAGTCCATCAAAAAACCATCCCACACAATCTACGTTTGATTCTATGTCCATTTCCTGTATGTCTTCACCGGAAGTTTTCCAAAAATCATCATATGATAAAGTCTCGCTAACCACGCCTTGATCTAATATCTCATGACCAAGATTCCTAGCTATACAAACAAGTTTACCTTGAAAGCCCATGTATTCTTTTTGTATGGCTTCTACGGTTCTTTTTTCTTTTATTTGTTGTTCGTTAAATTTCATGGCTTCACGTAATATATATCTATAGAGTCAAAAGAAAAAGGAGTTTCTTATGCTAAACAAATTATATAATTGGATTTTTCCAACCAAAAAAACAAACATTCTAAATAATAATCAGCCAATAGAATATTGGGTAAACGATCCGTCAATACCAGAATTAACGGGTAGCACCATGTATTCTGGTTCTATTTTGCCTATTAACGTAAGCGGATTCGTAGGTGGCGGACATAAAATGACCACGCCAGAAGGCAGAGCAGCCAATTGCTATGCCATAGTCAATAATACTGTTGGTAGTATTACGCCAAAAATGAAAAAATTCCCTGGGCGTTGGGCAGCAACTAATACTTTGAATGTATATCCAGCAGCCGGACAAGATTTAAATGCTTTTTATGATAGAAGCAGCCTGAAGTTTTTTTATGCCCTCGATCCTGTTGTTAAGAAGAACATCTACACATCCGACAGCAGCGATGTTGTTTCTCACGAAACCGGTCACGCCCTTCTGGATGCCATAAGACCAGATTTTTGGAATGTTCAATCTTATGAAGTTTGGGCTTTGCATGAATCTTTTGGAGATGTGGTTGCAATCTTAAATATAATTGAAAATAAAGATCTTGTAAACATGGCTTTAAAACAAACTTCTGGAGATCTCAGCAAGAGTAATGTTATATCAAAGCTCGCAGAAGAACTTGCTAAAGCTATATTCAATATAACAAAAGGAAAAAAAGGATATAGTCCTTTATTTTTAAGAGATGCTGCTAATGATTTTCACTATGTATCCCCAGACAGATTGTCTGATAACACGCCAGACAACGTTTTAAGCAGAGAATGTCATAATTTTAGTAGAGTTTGGACCGGTGCTTGGTACGCCTGTCTCGTTGGAATTTATAATTTTAATATTAAAAATAATAATTCTAATCAATTTGATGCTTTGATGTCTGCAAAAGATGTTATGGCAAGTTATTTTTTTGAAGCGGTTCAAAATGTACCCATGACTTCAAGATTATTTGAAGCTTTAGCTAAAAAAATAATATTAATTGATTCTGAAAATGGATCAAAATATTCTGAAGTTTTAAATAAAGTTTTCACAGAAAGAAATATTATTGGAAAATTAGGAATATTAAGCGATTTTTCTTTCAATGATCTTAAATCTGATAAAAAATTTGTTCAGACAGAATTTGATGGAAATAAAATCTATAGGGATATGGAAAAAATAAAAGTATTGAAAATTTCAGACTACGTCAGCAAAAAAGAAGTTTTAAACAAAAATCTTTACAATGTTGAAATAGAAGTTCCTTTCGAAGACAGATACGAACTATCAAAAGATGGAATATTTATACAATCTACAAATAATATTGAAGAAAATGTAAATATTGCGGTCATGTGCTTAAATAGTTTAAGTGAAAATAATTTATTGGGAAATCTATTTAAAATAGAAAATAATAAATTGATTAGAAATAAATTCATAAATTAACTAGTATATTTATGCTAAAGATACGTTGACTTAAAGTTAATTTGATGGTAAATTTTCACCTCTGTTGTTAAAAAGAAAGGAAAAAGAAGATGCCCCAGATTATAGACTTTGAAACCATGCTCCCAGAAACGCTTCTTAATATTTTTTGTTTTGCGAGAGACGAAGATTATTTCGTTGATGACAACGACGATGAAGAAGAAGATTATAATGACTATGAAGAAGATGAAGAAGAAGAAGATGACGATGATGAAGATTGGGAAGAGAGCGAGTGGGAAGAAGTTGGAGATGATGAGGATGAGGATGAGGATGAGGATGATGATGATGATGAGGATGAGGATGAGGATGAGGATGAGGATGAGGATGAGGATGAATGGGATGACGAAGAAGAAGACGATTAATTAAAAATTAAATTTTCCTTTCTTTTTAAAGCTCCTAATTTTTAGGGGCTTTTTTTATACATATAGCTATGGACTTTAAAGAATATTATTCAAAACACTATAACCCTAAATACTTTACTTTAAGTAACTATGAGCTCACCATAGATCCAACAGAAACAATGGATGAGGTGAATTCATATGACATGGATAGACAAAAAAAAGAAATTGTTAAATGTGTCAATAGTTTTGAGTATTTTTGTCACAAGTATATTAAAATTCTCCATCCTGTTAAGGGATTGATACCGTTTGTTCCTTTTAACTATCAAAGAAAAGTAATAAGTGATTACGAAAAGAACAGGTTTAATATAATTTCTAAGTTTCGTCAGGGCGGTCTAACCACAGTTACTCTTCTTTGGGGTTTGTGGAGATGTATGTTTAAATTAGATCAACAAATAATGTTGATATCTAAAACAGATAGAGAAGCCACGGACACAGGAGCCATAATAGACAGGGCTGTTGAGCACTTGCCTTCTTGGCTTATTCCAAAAAAAGACAAGAAATGGAATGATCATTTAAAAGAATTTTCTGATACCGGTGGGGCTTTGAAATTCTATTCACCGGAAGCTTCCCGTGGTAAAAGCGTTACATTTCTAATAATAGACGAGGCTGCATTCATACCTGATATGGATAAACATTGGAAAGCTATGTGGCCAGTTTTGAGCACAGGTGGTAGCTGCGTTTTGATATCCACAGTTAATGGTATGGGAAACTGGTACGAACAAACATATAATGATGCAAGAGAAAAAAGAAATATGTTTAACGTCATAGACCTAGATTATTGGGAGCACCCAGAATATAATAACGAAAAATGGATTGATGAACAAAAACGTCAGCTAGGAGAAAAAGGATTTCTGCAGGAAGTTTTAAGAGAATTTCTTGGCTCTGGTGAGACTTATATACCTTCTAATATAATAAGAGAATTGACAGAATACACAGGAAAGATGCCTCCCATTAAAAAACTATTTCCAAAATGGACAAATAAAAGCGGAAGAGCGGCACAATTAGAAACAGACGATAGCAATAAAGGCGCTTTATGGGTTTGGAAAGAGCCAAATGAAAGTAAAGAGTACATAATTGGAGTTGACTGTGCTGATGGAATGGGAGAAGATGCAGATAATAGTTGTTTTCAAGTTTTGGACATGGAAACACTTGAGCAGGTCGCAGAGTTTTATAGTAATTTAATACCTCCGCATTTATTTGCACAAATAATAAAAGAAGTGGGCGTGTATTATAATACAGCCTTAGTAGTAGTTGAAAACATGGCTGCTGGTGGAGCTGTCTTGAGTTCTCTACAAAACACACTATTTTATGAAAATATATTTTTTGAAACTAAGAAGAGTGGATCACAAACAATAGGATTTAAGGTCAATAGAATAAACAGACCAATACTGCTAGAGGCTATGCAAAGTAGAATTCTTAGCAAATCAATTAGAATAAACAGCGCCAGGCTAACTTCTGAGTTACAAACATTTGAATACAATCCAGTTACCAAGAGAGCTGAAGCCCAAAAAAGAAAGCATGACGATGCAATCTCAGCCTTATGCTTATCTTTGTATGTCAGAAACCAGATGATTCAAGACTTGCCAGTTGGAGCAAACGCTCCCCAAGAGGCAACAAGTATTTTAAGCAATGACGTTTGTCAAGAAATCAAAAGAGAGCTTTTTGATTCAAGATATGAAGATTTTATTGAAGAAGAAATAAGCACAAGTTCCTCTATTAATGAAGACGAACAAGAGACTCTGCTTAATTTATACAGAAAAAACAACAAAATACTAAAAGAGTTCGGGTGGTAAAAATGAAGTCTGATTATGAAACAGTAATACAACAGCTAGAATTAGCATATAAAAATTGTGGTTCTTCAAGTGAGTCTGAAGGTCTAAAAAGTATTATCAAAAATCTTATAGTTAGCTTCAATAAACTAATCATCAAAAATGAAAGAAGAGTTAACAGAAGATTAAGTGAAATCAAACATCCCAAATATAATTATCCAAAAGAAACCCTTCAATTAATAGAAGAATTAATTGAAAAAGAAAAAGGAAAATCAAATGAGACTGTTGACAATTGAAAGTATAAAACTATTTGATAAAAACAATAATATAAAATATGAACAAAAAAACATAAAAAATACGTTACATCAACCTGGTGAGTTTTATATGTTAAACTCTCTGTTTGTGAGCAAAAACACAAGAGTTGATTTTTACTATGCTGGGCTTGATAATCGAACTACTTTAAACACAACAGATACTATGGCTTCTCTGGTGGATGAGCCGTCCTCAAATGGTTATAGTAGACAAAAAATAACTTCTTGGAGTTCTCCTGTAATCTCTAATTCTGTATATGTTGTAAAAAGCAATAGCATAACTTTTTCCTCATCATCAACCGGATGGGGACCAGTTAGGAATATATTCTTAGCCACAACACAGAACCCTAGCGGATTTTTAATTTCTTCTGTCAAATTAAATCAAGAATTAACTTTAAAAGCAGGAGACACGGCTATTTTGATCATGAATTTATCTCTAAGTAATTAAAGATTCATTTAAAGTCTCTATTTTTTGAATCTCTATGCTGTGTATTGTGGTAACTTTGTCTGAAATATCATATACTTTAAAATTAATCCATTCTGCCCCACCATCTTTTACATCAATCAATAGTTTTGAAAAAGGAATATAGTCTCTTTTTTTAAAAAACTTTTTTATCTTAGACATACTGCCTTCCCCACTGGATAAGTATATTTCGTATCCTTCTTCTGTAATTTCTATTCCTTTTGATTGATTTATATCGTCATTAGCAATTATATATTTGCAAAAAATTTCTGAAGAGGGTCCTGATACTTCAACTTTATTGTAAAACCAAACAGGAACGCTTACACCCACTACTTCCACCTTTTCTCCTCTATAAATATCATATCTCTGTTCTCTTGTTAAAAAAATGTTATGAGAAACACATAATATAGAATTCATAATACTATAAGAGTAATATTTCTATTGAAAAACATAAATACATTATGATAAAATATCTATGTTTTTTACTTTTGTTAGTATTCCTTACACCGCCAGCTTTTGCCCAAAGAATTAAACATCCAATGGATAATATGCCGTTGGTTCCTCCTGTTCCTCTAACGGGGGAGAATGATCTTTATGGTATGCCGGTAGAAGAAAGAGGCGAAGAATACAAAAAATTCTTATCTCCTTCTTTGAAAATCATGGTAAGCGGCGCAAGTGGATCTGGAACTATAATTTATTATGATAAAAAAGAAAAATCAGCATATGTTGCCACCTGCGGGCATCTTTGGAGTCCTGGTGTTTTAAATTATGATCAAGCAAAAATTAAAAAGCTAAAGTGCAAGGTGCTAACCTGGTTTCATAATGATAAAAAATTAGATGAAACAAAAACATATGAAGCAAGTGTTTTATTCTACAGTTATGTTGAAGGTTGTGACACTGCTCTAATAAAGTTTACGCCTGATTGGATCCCTGATTATTTTCCAATTGCACCAAAAGATTACCCATACATAAAAGGTAGTATGGCGCATTCTATGGGTTGCGACGGGGGAGAAGAAGTCGCTCACTATAAAGTAGAAATAGTCGGAATAAGAAACAGAGGTGATCTGGTAACAATTCAAAATAGTCCAAGACCAGGAAGATCAGGAGGGGGTCTTGTTGATGATAACTTTTTATATATTGGAACTTGCTGGGGAACTACAGCGTTTGATGGTGGAGGACAAGGATTCTTTACATCATTGCCTGTTATTCACGATTTTTGGAAAAAGAATAGTTTTGATTGGCTATTAAATATTAAAAAACAAAAAATAATTGTCTTAGATAGGAACACAAACAAAAAAGAAATAATTGAAGGCGAGTATATCTTAATGCCATCACTCTAAGTGAGAGAATAAAATGGGCACATTTTTCTAAAATCACACCTTCGGCAGTGTTCGCCTGTTTTCCCAAAAACATTATCTGGATCCTTAACTTGAATATCATTATAAATACTCAATAGCATCTTTTCTACTCCATCAAGCATAGATTGATTAAACTTTGTGGGTATTAAATCTCCCCCATCCAAGTAATAAAGAGCAGCTCGTATATTTTCTGCTTTTATCCCAAAAAGTTTTTGAACAACCTTTGCGTAACACAACATCTGCGTGTCTTGTCGGATTGTTTTGGGGGTTTTTCTCCATCGCCCCTTTTTTGTGGTTTTATAATCTATTATAAAACACATATCATCTTTAATAATTAGACGATCTATAACGCCTGTTAAGTATTTCTCATGCGGAGGATCCAAGTCATACTTAAAAAAGTATTCTGTTTCTCCATCAAAACCAACTCTATCACTTAATTTTTTAATATTTGTTATATGTTCGTTTAATTTATTTTTATATTCAGATGTCAACTCTACTTTTTTGTCTTCTAACAGTAGTTCGCCTTTTAAATATGGTTGAAGAAATTTATTTATTTCTATTTTACCTTTATTTTTAACGTATTCTTCTGCAACTTTATGAACAAGTTTTCCATAAAGAAAATATTCTGGTTCTGGCTCTTGAGACGATAGCTTTAAATGATATTTATATTTGTATGCCTGGTTACATTGATCCCAAAGCTGTTTTCTACTCACAGATAAGTGTTCTATTTTCATAAAATATAGGAGTAAATCGAATTGCAAAAAAGAACAAAAATCTATATAATTTAAGCATGAGCATCTTTGAGAACTTCCAAAAATGGGCAGAAGATCGCTTTGACGGAGATGTAGTCGTCAAAGGAAACGAGATTGTATTAAATTCCATTTTTGCAGATGACACAAAATATCATCTTTGGTGCAGCCCATCAGGGGGTAAAACAGAAAGAAAAAATGGTGTTTTTCATTGCTTTAAAACAGACAAAAAAGGCTCACTTCCAAAATTAATACAAATTGTAGATAAGTGTAGTTTCGAAAAAGCTATCTGCGTTCTACATGGCAGATCAACAATATCAGAGTTAGAAGAAAAGCTCTTTGAATTTTTTGAAAATATAGATGAAAATCAAGATGTTAAAATAAGTAAGCCTACAAAAGTCCAGTTGGTGTTGCCAGAAGGAAGCTGTCAAATAAGCTCTTTGCCAAAGAATAATTTTTGGAGAAATTTAGCTGCAGACTATCTTGCCAAAAGAAAAATACCCACAGATGGATTATATATCTGCAAAACAGCACCATACAAAGCCAGAATAATAATTCCATATTATGATTCTTCTGGCGATCTTTTTTATTGGAATGGCAGACATGTTGGAAATTCAAGAATTAGATATTTAGGACCACCCAAAGAAGTCGGAATAGGCAAGTCTGAGGTTTTGTTTTTCGCTGGTGGAAACTGGGCTGAGAAAAACGAAGAAATATATCTTTGCGAAGGAGAGTTCGACGCACTCAGCCTTTTTTACAGCGGATTAAACGGGGTGGCTTGTGGCGGCAAAAACCTAAGTGAAAAGCAAATGAATTTAATAAAAGACTATAAGATAATAATATGTCTTGACAACGATAAGGCTGGTCTTGGTGGTATGACCACAATGACCGACATGATTAACAAAAATATTGAATCAAAAAATTTAAAAGAACGATTGATGTTCGTGAGTCCTCATAAGTCTTATAAAGACTGGAATGAGATGTTTGTAAAAGAAGGTCCATCTGTGATGAAAAATTATGTTTTGGCTACAAGAAAAAATTTAGATTTCCAAGCTCCTATGGGTATGGGTGGAGATTACTTCAGAATAAAGGGAATGTAATGAATGCAAATTTAGAAAAATTCAAATATTTTGTTGGCAAACCAATAACAGTTTTCACTGTGCATACAGGCAGAAATTTCACAGAAGCTCAGTTTAACGACTACTTCACTGGTGTTTGCCAAGCTGTACATGTGGATGCAATAGAAACCTTACATCCTATTACAAATTGTAAAAACCTTTTCTTTTTCAGCAACATTGTTGGAATTTGCGAAGAGCAACAGCTAGATCCAGAGAATCCGGAACATCAGGAAATTATAAAAGAAATTAAGAAAGAAGTTCCGGTAGAACAAAATGATCTACAGCCAAATAATTCTGTAAACATAGACATAGATCTATTAAACAAAATAATATCTAAGTGACTAACATACAAGCCATCAGTTACTCATCTTCATCTTCATCTTCATCTTCATCGAGGTGTGTTCTGAATCCTGATATTGATATAGGTAGATGGGTAGCGAGAGTGTCTTTAACTTCGGCTGTCAAAAAAGTTCTCCAAGGAAATTCATCAGACTTATTTTCTATTTTCAAAGCTTCTTCTGGGGAATTTTTAAAATTCTTACCTTCTTTGATTAAAACATAACTTAACGCTCTTTTGAAATCAGATTCGAAGTTATCAAGAAGATCAGAATATTCTTTTTTCAATTCTTTGTGGACCGTTTCTTTTATTTGATTTATCAAATAAACTGGAAAATCCCCAGCCTTTGTCGAATAATCTCCCAAAGCAAAGATCTTATCGGAAGGATCTTCTGGCTTTGGACCCCAGCTCCAACCCTCGTCTTTATTCCAATAAATTCTTGGAGACTTAGGTCTACCCCTAGATCTTCTGCTGACCTGATCAGTGTTCGAACTATTTCCTTGACTCGCAGATCTGTTGCCAACTGATGTTGTTGACGATCCTGTTGGAATAGTTTCCATATTCTGAGTTCTGGCGGCATTTGTCTCCTCCTCACCACTAGCTTCTTCCTCATTCCCAACATCTGATGACGAACCAGAAGAAAATTGCTTTATTATTGCTTGTTTAAACTTACTAGCCCAGCCATCTATTATTCGCCAGAGCTTTAGCTTCTTGAGGTTTTCTGATTCAGTTTCTATATCTTCATTTAAAACAGATAAGTCCAGTTCTAGTTTATTGTATTGTTCTTTAATGAAGTTGTATTGAGATAAAGATAATCTTATTGACTCTTTTTTTGTATTATCTTCATGCCCAAGTGCGCCAAACTTATTTTTATACACATATGGATTATCTGGGTTATTACCACCCATCACAGTGTTGTGCCACCAATTTTTCATTCTGTTCCAAACACCAGGTAGAATACCAGTTGTTGTGGGTTTATATTGAACAACAAGCAGGTCTTTTTTTAACTGTATTACAAAATCGTCTACTAGTTTTGTAAGTTTGTCTAATTCTACTTTTTCCATGATAATATATATTATACTTTATCAGAAATATATTCGTTTATTTTCTTCAGACTCATCAAGCAAGAGTCAAATCTATGGAAGTCACTTGTTAAATATTCAAAGGCAAGTTCGTCAAATTTATTGTCACTCTCGACCTCAAAATAGATATATTTACCTTTTTTTCCAAGCACCTTATACTTATGCATTAATATGTAAGCAGCAACACCCAAGTCTGTGGAGAATCTAATATTGCCTGTTTCATTAAAGTTATATTCTCTAATTTTCTTCAAACTCATTATGCAAGAATCGAATCTATGAAATTCGCTGCTTAAATAATCAAGGCATATTTCATCAAATTTCTCTTCGTTTTTTTCTTCTTCTATATCAAAAAGAACCTCTCTGCCTCTTCTTCCTGCCAATTTATAATTGTGCATAAGGACATACGAAGCAGTCCCCAGATCTTCTACGCTTTTTATTTTTTGCATAAACTTATATTAGTTAAAAATTTAAAATTAATTGGCAGCTTCAGAAGCTAGCAAGCAACCTCTAGCAACACTGAAAAGTGGATCTTTTGGCTGGATAACTTCACCTATTTTAACAGATAAATCTGCTTCTTTTAAGCATTGGGCAAGTAAATCTTTGAAGCCCGGCGGGCTTGATGTACCACCGGCAACAACGAAGTCTATTTCTTGATCTGTCTTAACACTCTTTGATGTATTTTGAAGACCTTTTTTAATGCCTGTCACAGTGTGCTCCAACATTAGCCTATACTGGGTTTGTATGGCTCTTTCAACAAGAGTTGTGGCAGGTTTTGTTAAGTCTATCTTGGTCTTCTCTTTGTTTATAAATGTTGTGCTCTCTCCTGTTGCCTTGGCAGCCATTTTATCAATCCAGTCACCACTATTAACAATAGAAAATGAAAACAATGGATTGCCAAACATTGCAAAACAAACATTTACCATGCCCCCACCAAAACTCATTCCAATGCCCGTAAAGGCTTTGTGAGATAATTCGGCATAAACTAAGGCTAATGCTTCGTTTATCGGTCTGGGGTCAACTGTATAGCCTTGCTCTGATTTATAAGCCTTGAATATAGCCTCTAATATTTTTCCGTGATAATCAGCGTCAGTTTCTTCGTTTATAGCGTTTGCGGGTACGCAATAATATAATATTTCTTTATCCTTGCTCACTTCGCCAATTAAACTGTGAATCATAATGCTTAATATTTGAAAAGCATCTTTTTCCTTTGGATTAACACACCCGGAAGTCATCGGTCTTTTTAGCTCAAGACCACTCATCGTGTACGCCATATTAACAGCAGCCTCGCCCAAAGCATACGCAACTTTTTCTCTTTCAATCAAAGGAACTCCTGCGTTTTTCATCATATTGAAAACAAACTTGTTCTCTAAGGGCATTTCTAAAAAAGCATTTATTTCTTTTTTATAAGAGAAATTATTTGATTCATCTCTTTTGCAACAAACGAGCGTATAAGTTCCGACATCAAATCCGATTTTAGACATATCAATTACCCTTTCCAAAATTAATTTTTTCAGATACAAAGTCTGGAATAGCCCAAGCTACTTTGTCTTCTGCGTTACCCATAGAGGTTTCTTTACTAGCAGTAGATTTGCCATCAACAGACAAGGCTTCTATGGAACCATTCATGTTTATATTTAAATCCAAAGTTATAGAAACTTTTAACTCGCCATCTTTTGTTATAATTTTAACATCACTTGGTCTTATTAGTTGTGCCATTATTTCACCTATTTCTTGGTGGACTCAGTAACTACTATTGCCGAGATAACTTGTAGGGAAACAGGACCAGAAGAACCATCAGGTAATTTAGCTTCTATTTTCTGAATATTCAGATCTCCCACATTAAAAACTTGAACTTCTTTTGCTCCAAGATCAAAAATAGCACTATTTATGCCGTTTAGTTTTATTTGAACTGGATCTTCTGATTGATTTGCTATTTGAACAAAGTCTGCAAAACTATTCGTGTCACCTTGTATATCAATTACATTGTCTGTAAAATCTGTACCATCTTGAACAGTTATTTTGTAAACCCTAGGAATATTATTGCTATCAGTCTTATCATACCAGGCTGAACCATCGTCTTCCAGAATAATAAGGAAAGCTAAATCAGCAGAAGTATTGGGAAAAACATACCTTTTCCAGTAGTTGGAGCCAGAAAACGTTTCTCCATCTTTTAGCTCACGGCTAATTCTGTCTGGACCCATAGCGTAAACACTTCTTTGTATGCTTAAGCCATTAGGGTCATTATCTAGCAAGCCTTGTGTGCCATTGTTCAATTTTACTTTAAATATGCTCATATCTTATATATACAGCTCTGTTATAAAACCCACCAGATTTAGGCTATATATCTATATGGACGAAGAAAAAATAGAAGAATCAAAAGATGCACTTGAAACTTTTTTCGGTCAATTTGGTCAAAATGATTTATACACACAAACAATATTAGAGATGATATTCGAGGAGATGTTCAAAAAAAATGAAAAGTAATTTAAAAATTTTATGGTTATATTTGGCTAAAAGAGACAAAAAAGGAGTAAAAATACTTTCTAAATTCTACTCCAGAGATATTGGTCCAATTCCTCTGGAAGATCTAAAAATGTTAAACTTACCTTCAAGCTGGTATGGAAAAGTAAAATCATATATAGATGAAAATATGCTTTACTGGCAGCCTTGGCTGCAAACAGCAACGAGCTTTGATGAACTAAAAGCTAATTTGAAAATTAGAGGCTATTCAGAACTACCAGCAAACGGAAGACCCATGGTTCTGGTCACTCCAACATTGTTCGTAAATAGTAATTTTTTTGAAAAACAAAAGGTTATGCTTAAAAAAAATTAAAAGTAAACTTCTTTTTCATTTATATAAAATGTACCAGAGTGAACCTCTACCATGAGCATTTCTCCATCTGCTCTGAGTATTGTGCCGCCTCTTTTAATAAAATCTTTTGTTAATTCTTTATAACAACCTTCTTCTACAACTATTTTAGAAGACAATTTCTTTAAATGCTTTGGATATACTTTTTGATTTTTCTTTATATTAAAGTCTTTGTTTACACTTTCCTCTTTCATCCATTTGCTGAAGTCGTTTATAAAAGAGAAGTCTATGTTGTTTTTCATGTTAGATAATTCTTTATGTCCTCTTTCTTTATATACTCAGCATTATCAAGTTTTTTTCCGTTACAATGATAATATGCTTTTCTTCCATTTTTTGCAAACCAATATAAACAACAATCTATAATTTCGTTGGCTATATTTTGTTGAGGATAAGTATAAAGTCCGTTTTCCAACAAAACACTTCCTGGTTTATTATCTTTAAAAGAATCATCACAACACAGTAGTATTACTTCACTACAATTAAATTTGTAAGCCAGGTTTATTGAAGCACAAATTGAATTTCTATAATCATCTATTTGGCAATAACCATCAGATGATTTATTAAAATTTATACTTTCTTCGTTTGCTGGGCTATACTTGTATTTTACTCCATTATAATTTTCTAAAAATTCTGGGTATGTTCTGTTTGAAGCTATGCATTTGGGTAGACTTCTTTTGTTTGGAAGAAATCTTAAACAATCTTCATATGGATTGTTAACAACATAATACCCCAGAGAAGTTGAAGTGTTATTCCATTTTTTCAAAGAATTATTAACACCAATTAAACAAACTCCATCAATCTTTTTCAACAAAAGATGAATTTCATCAAAATCATAACCATCTGATACTATTATTGCGGTGTTAAAGTTATTGTTCTCAGAGTCTGCCCAAGGGTACTTTTTTCTGTTGTTTTCAAATTCATTTTTTAAAAGAAGAAAGTATTCACTCTCGTTAATAGTTTTGTTTATATCTATAACTTGAGAAGAATTGTTACAAAAGTTTCTTATCCAAAAACCATGATTAGGGGTTTTTATAAATTCGTTGTTTTTTATTTTTTTTGTTCTAATTGGCATTTTGTTTATCACTTGCAGGGAACGATTGCCACGCAATTAAGTTTTTGATCATCTCCTGTGATCTTACTTATATCCAATTGTATTTTAACATCTATTGGCGCTCCCTTGTAGACCATTTCTATTTCTGGTTTCTCAGGCATCAACAATTGGATGGTTGATGGGATGTTTCCATTTATCTCTATCACAGGAGGTATTCCGACAACTTGTATTTGGCTAGGTATACCAGAAGCATCAATCTTAATTTCTCTTGGGAAGTTTTCTGGAATATTCAATCCAATAAATTCTGGAATATCACTCTTTATTTGAATTATAGTAGGAACACTTGTTGCATCCAAAAATATAGATTTTGGTATATCTGCCTCAGAAACAATTTTAATTTCAGATGGAAGCCTCACATCTGGCGATATTATTTTAATTTGTTCCGGTAAATCTACTTTTTCTATTCTTATTGAAGACGGTATGTTTGAAGCATCTACTGTCAATGGGGGTATATTTGGAGGAACAATATTAATTACAGAAGGTATCCCCAAGCTATCAACTTCTATTGTGGCGTTCATAGAGGGGTTTTCTGAGTAGCCTCTGCTACCCATAGCACTCATTCCTGGCTCAATAAACTGCCCAGAAGAATCTTTGAGGAATCCCACACCAGTAGGGCATTGCACCGTAACTATCGCGCTGATAATTGGGGGCAAGTAGCCACCTCTAGGATTTCCAAACTGGTCCACCGCGGGATTTGGAGCACCACCCCAGTCCATAACCATAGTGGGTGTTGTGAAAGATATGATAGATGGTAGGGCTTCCATATCAAGAACTTTTATTATAGATGGAATGAAAGGAGGTCCCCCATCGAACGTTATGATAGATGGTATGGCTTCCATATCGAGAACTTTTATTACAGATGGAATAAAAGGAGGCATACCGCCTACATTTATAGGAGACAAACTAATAAACGATGTTAATGCTCCACTAATATTTATTGATATTGGAGATATTCCTATTGCAGGTATATTTATGGGAGTTATCGATATTGGGGGTATGTTTATTGGAGTTATCGATATTTTAGAAGGTATATTAATTGGTGATATTCCTATAAAAATATTGGAAGGCACAGAGTTAATATTACCAACATCAAGACACGGAAATACAATTGGAGGTATATTATATTTATTAGGAAGTGGAGAAAAAGGAGTTATTAATATTGGAGGTATATCTGGTGGAGGTGGTATGGGTATTTCTAAAGGAGTTATGACTGCAGTAACAACAGGTTCTATTGAAGCAGTTCTATCTGTTGGGGTGAAAGTTACTGAGCACTTATCATTAAAAATTGTTAAAACTGGATCTGGAGTTGAGTTTGGAGAATATGTATGAGTGCCTTGCAATACATTTGTGGTATAGTTTCCATCTCCAAAATCTAATCTGAAACTTGTAAAAGATCCGCTTACTTCTATTAAATATTGAGCAATTATTCCTGTTGTTAAACTGTTTTCAAGTATATTAAATGTGAAATTTACATCTGGACAATTAAAATCATCAAATATGACTGGGAGAGCCTGTAGATTTCTTATTCTCCAATCAAGCGTGGATTTATCATCAGAAAAATTATTTCCTATGAATTCTTGTATATTTATAACAGCGTCTACTATTTGATTGTGATGCTCGGCTATTACAAACCCTCGTACCTTGACGCCGAGTGGGTTATATTTTGTTTCCTCTCCTCCCAAGTTTCTGACACATTCTTTAAACTTGAAAACTCTTTTTTCTCCATTTACAATTTTTTTATCTACATTATTATAATAAAATAATTCTCCATCTATGTTCGCAAAACCATTATCTGACCAAATTTCATCCCCATCAGAGGGTCTTATTTCTATTTCATCTGACCAAGGAGAGTTATCTTTAGCCAACAATGCTTCCGATGTGTTGAACACAAGAAACAATGTCTCATCAGAGTCATACTTGCTAGGATATAGTGGGTTTGGCGGCGGTCTGGTCAATTTACTCTCCTAGTCCTAATATATTGAAGATAACCATTGTCTATCATCCAGTCCTCCAGGTCTACCTCCAAGATATCTGAAAGTCAGATCTATATCATTAAACTTTATGAAAGATTTAGCACTATAGTCATAGCTTATATATACATTATGATCTTCATCTGATGTTGCAAATAATGTCTGATTTAGATCATCAAACCCTGTGACAGTAGAGTCTTGGAGTGACTTAAAGTTAGTGGAGCCAACACCTGGACCACCCGTGGACCAAACTCCCGTCATTGAATTAAATACAGAGATAGCACCAGAGTTATTGAACAAGAATATAGCGCTAGATAAATTTACCAATTGACCCTCTGTTTTCGTAGGACCAGAAAGATCGTTTATTTTCTTGATTTCAGAAATTGGGTTTGATGTGGTTCCACCTGTCTTATAGAAGTTTTTGAGCCTGAAAAATTTACCCTCACCAGAGCTTTGAAGTATATAACCAGAGCCATCTCTCCAAACAGATCTGTGGAAGCTGTAAAGATCAGAAGGAAGGGTGTAATTTTTTATATCCTCCGCACCATTCTTAAAAGATTTTGAATTCAGACAGCAACTTTCATAAGTATAATTAGACATAGATACCGAATCAACATTTGTGTTAACTTCAGAATTACTATTTGAGGCAGATACAGTTGTTGGATCTCCACAGTCTTTTTTGTTTATACATGTATTAACACCAACACCTTTATTACCTAGCGCAAAATAAAGATTATCACCCGAAGAAAAACCTACCCACCCCCACTGTCTCGTTATACTTGAGCCTAAGTAATATGCAGAATACACATCATAAAAAGCATTATATATTTGCAGATGCACTCTTTCAAAAGAAGTAGGATCAACATCTTTACGACCAGTAGCCCAGAACATTAAACCAAAAGAGTTTTTATCGCTAGAGCCATAGTTGTCCATTTTTGCAAAGCCATTATTTCTTTCAAATTCTCTTATAACTCTGCATTTTTCACTGTAAGAATAACAACTATCGCAGCATTTTGTTCCGCAATCACAAGCTTCTTTTGTGTTTGGATCAAAGTCCGGTTTTACAGTTCCTAAAAAACTACTATCAAAATTACTTTTTATACTGCAGAAGTTATTTAGAGATTTAAAAGTTTCGCTTATTAATCCAAATTCATGAGAAGAAATATTATTATCTTGACTCTTTGTCCAAATCCATAGATTTGAATTTTCTATAATATCTATGGCTGATTTAAAATTTGTGATTCTATAGTTTCCACTATTTGTATCTGTTCTTAAAACAACATCATAAATTCCGCCAACGCTAAAGGAAGCAGTTGTGTAGTTTTGGTTGAGATGAGATAAATCGTCACTTATTCCCCATGTGTAAGAATTTATTGGATCTGAAGAATTTTGACCATTTTTTAAAATACCATCAGTACCAGTAGCAACATTTATTGAAACATATGTATTTATTGGAGATGTGATTCTGTATAATCTTTTGTTAACAGGTGGTATCTCTCCCGTCAAAGATTCTATTGATATTTCTTGACCCAAGAAAGTTTGAGAATTACTGGGGACAAACTCTATTTCGGCTTCTGATGGGCAAAAATCTCTAACATTTACTACATTTTTAAGGACGCATGTATCTTCTCCAAAATCATTTGTGACTGTTAAAGACACATCATTAAAACCAGAGTTTTCATATGTGTAAATTAGTTTGTCCTGATCTAGATTCAGATAAACAGTAAGACCACCTGTCTTATCTCCTCCTTCTCCTATTAACAATCTGTACTGTGGATTAACCACTGTAGAAGAATATGTTATACTAAAAGCTTCATCTTCATTTCTCACATCATTATGCGTAACCCAATCATCAGTAGATTTTTGTAAAACATAATTTTTTTGTAAGAAGTTTTCTGTCAACTCTATGTTAACAGTTGTTAAAACTTCACCCGTTCCAAGTGTTTTAAAACTAAAAGATTTTTTATATGCAAAATAATCTGTAGATCCATAGTTAAAATTCCATTTATGTTCCGTGAATCTGGACACTCCATCAGTACCGAGTCTAAAGCTTAAATCAGTAAATGTTACCACGCTTGGCTTTAATCCTATTTTTTTATCCACGCTAAACCAAGCTTTTGGAGCTAAAGCTAAATATCTTATATAATTAGTTCTTTGTTCAATTGTGCCCTCCAAAGGTTTAGCTGATCTCTCCCCCCTGACGCCCGCAAATTTTTCTATGCTCAACACAGCATCTTTTAAAGAATTATGATGCTCAGCCATTACATTTTGAGTAATATTTGTTATATCTTTATATTTTTTAACATCTTCAAATCCAGGAAGAATTTTAAGTCCACTAAAATATGCTGTTGTTGAAGATATTGTTGTTTTTGTTGTATAATAAAAAGATATAGCTCTTTGTTTTATTTCTTCACACTGATCGGTAAGGGTTATTATTCCGCCACCCCTCGATTGATCAGGAAATCTTGCTATGGCTTCTGCTGTTCCATATACATATATTTCCGTAGATCCTGGCATATAATCTTCAGCTAAATGTAATCTCAGATAATCATGAACCTCATACAGGTTTTTATTTGTATCAAAATTTTCTGGATATTTACTGAGACTCATATTTTTCCTAGTCTATTGTTATTTCTTCTTTTAAAAATGCTTTTTTAATTGTTTGATTGTTGAATAAAACAAAAACAGAAGGGTTGTAAACAGAAGATGGATGATTTATTTTATACATAAAATTTATGGTATGTATGTTTGGATCTGCTTCTGTATAAGTTCTAACTATATCCGGACGCCAGTCATTTTTAGAGTCATAGCTTCCTATTATTGGTCCAAGCTTGCCGCCGGATATTCCTGATAAATCAATTCCATTTACGATAATGTTCAAGCCTTCAAGATCGATACTGGATATGGTCGCCAGATTTGTTTTGGTTTCTCCGTATTCATCATAATATGCAAACACTACACCTTGTTTGTAATTTAAAATTTTCCTCATATCATCTTTAAATTTAAGTTCGTTTCCAACTACATCACATGAATAAAACTTTTTGATAACACAACCATCTCCATTAAAATTCCAATATCTTTCTTTTACATCCCCATCTGTTTGATCCACAAATTCAAAAACAGTTGGTTTTTCTCCAATAAGTTCTTCTTTTTCGTTAAGAGAAAAAGAAGAGCCACTTGTTGCACTAGGGGTTGTTGCCAAAACATCAAATCCATCTGGAGAATTTTTAACATAAAAAAATGGGGATCTTAATGTATTGTCAACTATTATATAATTATTTTTTGTTACTATTCCTTGACCACCTAGCACACTCACAACCACCAATTCGACAGAATAAGACCCCTCTTTTGTGTATGTGTGCACAGGATTTTTTTCAGTAGATGTTGTGCCGTCTCCAAAATCCCAAAAACATCTAATTAATGGTCCGTTTAATTTATTAGGAGCCATCCCAAGGCTAAAATTCTGAAAAGAAACAGTAAGAGGAGCACCACCAGAAGTAGGATATGCTCTAAACAAAGGTTTGGGTGTAAGAAATCTATTTTCTTGAGTTTTTAATATACCATTCAAGGAAATATCATTGGGGTTTGATTTTAAACCCAAATTAATTTCTGTTTTAATAATAGCATCTTTAACAGCATTATGATGTTCTGCGCTTACCGAGTTTGTCACACTGCTACCTAAATTCCATAGATCCTGCCTAGATCCTGCAAAACCACGAACCAAGTTATTGAAGGTGTTTCCAGTCCTATTTGCATAATAAATTAACTCCCCTGAATTAATTTTGTTATTTGTAATTCTTATTAATCCTTGAGGCGGAAAACCAGAAGCATCTTCAACTATGATTTTTTTAGCAGAATAGCCAACACTTTGTTTCAAGACAGTTGTTGCGTTGTTTCTAACTTCGTATAAGCTATCTTTGTTATCAACAGCTTCAGGATATAAAGAAAGATCTCCTGTTGTGTATCCTGTGTTTAAACTATCAATTCTTGCCATTTGACGCACCTAATTTTTTAGTATATTCATTTTGTAAATTAATCATATTAGCCTGCAAAGCATTTAATTTATTTAAAACTTGTTGCTTTATTGGTATGTCATCAGGAAGAGACAAAACAGTTTCGACTAACTCTATATCTATATTATTTTCAAGTAAAATTTTAAGATTCATTTTTTCTAAAAGCTTTGTTCCCCAATATTCTTTTTGTGCATCAATATCATCGAAATTCTTAATAGGTTCTATTTTTTCAATATTGTTGTATGTTTGCAAAAAGAATTCACACTCTTCTCCTATGAATTTTTGTTTTTCTTGGAGATCCAGTATTGTGTTTTTAACTCCTTCTACCGCTCTGTTTAATTGCCTTTGTTTTACAACCAACTCTTTAGCTGTAATTTCGTCTATTTCTTGATCTTTTAATTTATTTAATTTAATTATATTGATTTCGTGAAGCTCCAGCTTGTCTTTTTCTTCTTCAATTTGTAATAATAAATTTTTTAAATTGTCTTTTCTCAGTTTCAGTTCTCTTAAACATTGCCACATCTTAGCTTGATTTGTTGGCTCTTTTCCAATTAGGAAATATTTTAGTTGAAAATAACTGTGTCTTGAAACAACATCGTTTTTCAATAAATCATCCATTTTTTTAATTAATTCAGTAGACATTCATTGCTCTCTTTAAAAGGTTTATTGCTTCTCTAATATAGTAAAATATTAGTTAGTCTAACTGATTAAATAATAACATTTTTGTCCCGTTGTTGGGAAAGATATTGTACCCACCAACCCAATATCAAAAAGACGGTAAGCCAGACCGGGCAATATTACGCACGCAGCATTCGTTGTTGCCAAACGCAATAAAATTGGTCGATGATGCTGTAATGCATGAAAGTGCTCTACCGGCGATTGGTATAGGCTCAGTGACCCAAGTTTCCGCAGTAGTATCAACGCACACAGCAGCCTGCTCCCTATCACCAATCACAACTATCTTGGATCCGCTTGGAGAAGCGCACGCAATCTTAAAGACGTCTGTGAACGGTAGAGGTTTAAGTTGCCATGTTCTAAAATCGGATGTGACGGCGTACTGATTACCGGTGGTAAACAAAAAGAACTTACCACCTGCATACGCTGAGAAATTCCAAGTCTTTCCTGTTATCACTGGAGTCGGCGTTCTGGCAGTCCATGTAAGCCCTGCGTTGGCAGAAATCGACAACCTCGACGTTCCCACGCGTTCCCACGCCACCAAATTTAGCCCGGCGCTGGCCAATAGTGCTCCGTTTATAGTCGTCGTTCCATTTAGATTAAATGAAGGTAGACCAGCGTTTGTCCACGTAATGCCATCCAAAGACCTAAATGCCTTTGATGGATTCTGACCACCTCCTAACTGCCAGCCATAAAAGCCAGCTGTGCTCATGCCAATGTAGGTCAAAGA